GCTACTTACAACCAAAAAGGAACAGTTACTTTCAATACAGGAAACACAAAGAAAGTTACACTATTCTTCTATTCAGCAAGTGCTGGTAAGTTTATCTTTAAGAAACCTATGATTGAAGAAGGTTCAACTAAAACTGGTTATGAGGAATATAAGGAAGGAAGTAATAAGGCTTCATTAGTTCCTAAGAAGAACCTAATTTCTAAGTTATCTGATAAGTGGTTTAAGAATGGAAGTAGTCAAGAACTAACATATTTAGATGATTACAAAGTAGAAATTAACCCTACGGGAACTTACCGTTATATTGCACTTAAAGACATTCCAGTTAAGTTAGGTAAAACCTATGTTGTCAGTGGAAAAGTTTCAGGTTCTTCTAGTACCTCAGTTATAAGGGTATTCAAGACTTCCGATCTTTCCTCTGGAAACATTGTAGCTAGAGGTGGTCAATCGTTTACAGTGGATTCAAGCTATAACGGTGTAGTATCGGTGGTTCTAAGTAACGGGGAACAGCTTGTTAAAACAGTTATAAGCGATTTCCAGTTAGAAGAAGGTTCGGTAGTTACACCTTTTGAACCTTATAAGTTAGCAACTAAAAAGGCTAGTAACTCAGTAGTTAAAGCACCTTACCGTAACTACCCTTTCAAATTCAAACGTGAAACTGTAGAAATATTTGAAGGCATTCAGTACGGACATAATAACCCACGAATTAAAAATGGTGGGCTATTCCTAGAAGAATATACCTTTAACTTACTTAGTGGAAAAACTTTTCTACCTAACAGCCCTACAACGATTGTAGATAAAGGAAATTATTATTTAGTAACTGCTGGTTCTACTAGTAACTTTCAAGGTGCATACCTAACAGGAATTACAGTAAAGGCAGTAACTACTTACACTTTATCAGCAAAAGTTGAAGAACTAGGTTCTGCAAAAGGTAAAATAGATTTTGTTATTGAACAAACGGGAGGAACCACTATTAGAAAGAAACCGGTTAAGTTCGGTGATCGATATTACATCACTTTTACAACTGGTTCAGGAGTTACAAGAATTTCAACATGCTTCTACTTGGGTGGCGGTGTTATTGGTGATGCCTTCACATTAGGTAAAGATGTTCAGTTAGAAGAAAGAGGCTATCCAACTTCACCAGCAAACGGTGTCCATAAAGCAGATGATTTACAGATTCCCGTTAAGTTTGATACACAAGGCGGTAGTTTTGAAATCGAATTTGACTATCACTATAGCGAAGGTGCTACTCAGTATCTTTTTGATACTAATGCTGAGGAACGTTGGTTGATTTACAAGGAAACTTATAATTCTTGGATTATTTATACTAACGGAGTAAGTAGAGGCTATCTTTCTAAAAACCCTGTAGAGGGTAGAAACAAGCTTACACTTTCTTGGACTGCTACAAGTTTTGAAGTAATTCTTAACGGTGAAAAAGTTGCTGGAAAAGCACACGTTCTTGAAGGTAGACAAAACAATATTTTCTTAGGTCAACGCTACACAATCGGTAGTCACATAGATGATGTTATCTATTCTTGTGTTATCAAAGACCACAACGGAAATATTCAATTCCAATTTTAAGGCACTCTTTTAGAGTGTCTTTTTCTATTAAAAGGAGAGATATGAAATGGCAAAAGTTGAAATGCATGTACCTAACAAATCTTATGATGGAATTTATGGAGGCGTTCGTTTTCATAATGGTATCGGTATCTTTGAAGATGTAGCAAAAGCAAAAGAACTTGCTTCACGTTACGGTTATGAAATCGTAGAAATCGAAGCTGAAAAAGAAGAAGTTAAGGTAGAAGAAGTTAAGGAGATTAAACCTAAGGCAACACCTAAGAAACGTGCTTCACGTAAGAAAGCTGAACCTAAGGACGGTGAATAATAGATGGACTTCAAAGAAGTGCAAGAATACATTCTAGGCAATATCTTCTTTGTAGAACCGTGGACAGAATTAGATGAATTAGGTTCTGATGCTGACCGTGTTAAACAGGTGATTGTTAATAATGCTGAGGCGATTTTATATCGTGAATTGCCTCACCATTTCTCACCGGAAAAAGAGATTCCTATGGATGTTTACGCTGAACAGTGTTTACACATTTTATCACAAGATGATTCTACTAGACGTGCTAGTAAAGGTGTTTCTTACTTTATGGCTAGTGGTCTTTATTTATCATTTGATAAGAACTACAAAGATTGGGACATTGCACCTACTATTCTAAAACGTTACCCACGTAGAAGAACAGGGCAATATATTTTACCACGTTACGATACAAACAGAACTACTCACGCTTTACCAAAAACTGAGACAGGAAAGAGTTGGTATGAATGATTCCATTAAATCAGAAAGTAAGAATTATTTTTGCAAATTCTCAGGGCGATGAGTGGGGAGTACCTGTAAAATCTAGTGATTTTGCAACCTATAAAGTAAGGCTGGATTTCAACGCTGACGCTAAGATTTTAGAAGATGCAGATGGTAAGAATATCATCTATTCAGCTACTATTTATTTTAAAGGTTCAGTACCAATTACTTACAATGATTTCATTGAATATGACAACGGGATTGACGGTTTAACTACTGACAATCCTAGAGTTATCTTTCCTATTGTTGATCTTTCAGGCAAGGTACTTTACACGAAGGTGATTGTATAAAATGTCAGTTAAAATACGTGGACTTAAACAAGGTCAAAAGTATATTCATAACACAGTAAGAAAGGCTTCAATAGAAGCTATGAAAGAATCAATGAAGGACTTGCATAGGGTAGCAAGTGAAACTACACCATACGATGAAGGCGATTTAGAAATGGGTGGCTTTCACGGTGTAGATATTGCTGGTGCTGAAATTACTGGATGGGTAGGTTTTGAAGCGTTCAATAAAGGATTTAATTATGCTATTTGGACTCACGAAGAAACTTACAATCTAGGAGAAGGTTCACAGAAAAAGTCAGGCGGTCATGGTATGTCAGGTGCTAGTTATCCGGTTGGAAACAAGTATCTTGTAAGACCGTTTGAAGGTGAAGCTAACACATATAGAAGTTTGATTGAACAAGATATTAAAGATGCATTGAAATAGGAGGTGTGTTAATTGGTTTCAATTATTGAGATTGTTAGATTCTTAAGACAGGAATTTCCTGAACTTAGTATTTATCCTGTTGAATTTCCATTAAACGCACCTACTGGTGCATGTATGGTTGAAGTTTACGCAAACACAGAAGCTAAGGCTGGAACATTTCCAATCACAGTACAAATTAAAGTACGTGATGAACACCCTGCTTTAAGCGAAGCAACAAGCTATAAGTTTAAAGAACTATTAGAAAACAAAACTGATTTTAATATAGGTAGCGTACAAGTCGTACTAGTAAAGTCTCAAAACCCTATTCCTTTGAATATGGGAAAGGACGAAAAAGGACGTTACTTGTACAGCAATAATTTTAGATTCGTAGTGAATGAAGGAGGAATATAAAATGGCAACTGGACAAAAGATTGCTGGTGTTGACATTTTGGTAAAAGTTGGTTCACCTGCTGTTGTTATTGGAGGTCAGTCAGGTTGTACGATCAATAGATCAATGGATGTCATTGAAACTACTGATAAGACAAGTAACGGCTGGATGACAAAAATTGGTGGAATTAAAGAATGGTCTGTAGAAATGGATTCATTTATGGTAGTCTCGGATGCTGGTTATAAAGCATTATCTGATGCTTTCAAAAACCGTGCTGAAATTGACGTAGAAACTGAGATTGCTGGTGTTACTTACACTGGTAAAGCATTACTTACAGATTTTCCCATCGAGGCACCTGCGGATGATGCAGTTACTTTTTCTGCGACTTTAGAAGGCAGTGGAGAACTGTTAGAAACACCCAGCGTATGATGAGATTCTAACCGTGCCTCAGCTTACCTTAAGTGAAGGTAAGTACTACTCACCTACCTTAGATGTAAGAGGTAACGAAGGGGTTTCATTTAGGTTCATGACTGAGAATGAGGATTCGACTGTCACAATCCAAGAAGGTTCTGACGGTTTAGCATGGACTGACGTAAGCACCTATATTATTCCAACTAACAAACTTGTATATATTAGCTACGAGGTTAACGGTGGTTACGTAAGAGTAATTGCTAATAACGATATGGAAGTAGCTTTAATACTAGAGGCTTAGGAGGCTAATAATGGCAGACTTATATAGAAACTATAAAGAACTAACACAGGTTAATAAATATGGACAGGACTACCACCTTTTATATGGTGTACGTCCTTCCAAGATCGCCTATGTAACACCGCACGGTGGAGGCATAGAATCAGGGGCTACTGAATTGTGTTTATTCTCTGCTGGTACCGAACATAGCTATTACTGCTTTGAAGGTTGGAAAGCTAGTGGAAACACAGACTTGCACATTACTAGTACTAACTTTGATGAACCTAATGGACTTTGGATAATTAAAAATTCTTTTTATACAGTGTCCTATCATGGTTACTCAGATACAGTTAAGAATACTAAATGTGGCGGTATGGACTTAGAACTAAAACACATGATCTATGACAATCTTAGAAGTGCTGGTTTTAGTGCTGAGATTGAACCGGATGAGTCACCAATTACAGGGCAAGACCCTGACAACTTAGTTAACGCTAATAAACGTGGGCTAGGTGTTCAGTTAGAATTGAGTACCGCACAGCGTAATGCGTTCTTTGGAACTAATACCCGTGTTGGTCGAAGAAATACTGTTAACGCTGAATTTAACAGTTATGTAAAAGCTGTTACCGATGCTGTTAACGCATATGTAAAATAACTTAACTTAACTTAGCTTAAATTAAACATACTTACTATTGGAGGAATTTATTATGGCAAATGTACAACGTGGAGAAGCAACTATTATGTTAGATAAAGAACGAGTGATTAAATTCGATCTTAACGCACTTATTGATGTAGAGGAAAGCTTAGGTTTCTCACTTGCTGAATTAGGCGAAAAAATGTCTATTAAAGCAATGCGAACTCTTTTAACTGCTGGATTACGACACGAAGATGAAGAACTAACAGAACGTCAAGTAGGTTCATTAATTAATATGGACAACATGAAAGAAGTTCAAGACGCTTTAGCTATCGCTATGGGTGACGTAAAAAACTAAATTGGAAGGACGTTAAACGTTATGGTTATGGCTTGTTAGGTTTAATGCCTGACCAGCTATACAGTTTAACCCTTCCTGAATTTTGGTCAATGGTTGATGCAAAGTTATATTACAATGCATTAGATCAAGATATTGAAATGCAACGCCTAGCATGGCAAACAAGCCTAATCATGACTTCTAGTGGAAACTACGGTAAAAAAGGCGTGAAGGCTGACAAGTTGTACAAGTCAAATTTCGATGAAAACGGGGAACCAATTTCTAGGGATTCAGAAAGTACATTCAAGACAATAGATAAAGAAGAAAAAGATAAAAAGCTGAATGAGTTAATTGAAAAATTTAATAAGAATAAGTGAGAAAGGGATAGTTAAAGATGAATAGATTTTATCTTTGGCTATCCTTTTTTCTTGTATTTTGGAGGTGAGTGAATGGCAAATTTAGCTGATATTTTAGTTTCCTTGACATTGGATACTAGACAGTTTAATAGACAGTTAAAACAAGTAGCTAAGAATATTGATTCTCTAGGAAGTAAAGTAGGACAAGCTACTACAAATATGCAAACTACGGTTCAAGCTTCTACTACCGCAATGGCTAGTGGACTAGGGAACGTTAACGCTTCAATGCAACGTATGGAAGATATTATTTCATCTACTGCTGGTAGATCGACAAGTAGCTTTCAACGGATGGGACAATCTGCTAGTGCTATGGCTAAACGTCTAGGTACTGATATGCAAAGTCAGTATAAGATTTTGAAACAAGCACAGAAGGAATATGAAAACTTCTCTATGGTTGGTAGACAAGTTTCACAGGAAATCAAAGATGAATTCTCTGCATTGCCTTCTTCTCTACAAAGGTATGTTCAATCATTACGTGAGGCAGGGAAATCTACACAAGGTTTCGCTACTTTGAATCAACAGTACAGTCAAAGAATCATTGCAAATATGACACAAGCTAATGCAGTACTTCAAGCGAAAACAACACAATCTAAAAAGTTAATGGACTCATTTGCACAGAATACTAACCTAGCACCTTTGACAAATCAGTTCTTAGCTTTAGGAAACAGAATGGAACAAACTGCTAAACGTGGTACTGTTCTTAACGTTGCTTTAGCTGGATTAAAGCCTAATGCTACTCTTAAAGATTTAACAGATCGAATGAATTTCTTATCACAAGGTATTGCCCGTGCTAGAGGTGCATTACTTGTATTCGGTATTGCTGGTGGACTTGCTGGTTTAGGAATGATTAAGTTAGCAAGTGCTGTAGATGAAAGGGTAATGCCAGCATTTGACAGAATGAAATCACACTTAGTTGATGCAATGGCACCGTTTATTCATTCGTTTGCTACGGCTATGGTTGCAGTCATGAACTTTGTAACTAAGATCGCTGATATGGTACAGGCTTTTTCATCTGCGAACCCGTTAATCTTTAATATGATTATGTGGGTTGGGATGCTAACAATGGTATTCGGAACGCTTTTAGCACCTTTAGCTGCGACTGGTATTTTGACAGAAGGTGTAGCTTTAGCGTTTAGTGCTTTATGGGCTGTTATCGCACCATTTGTATTAGGTTTCCTTGCAGTAGTTGGTGTAGCTGTGGCGGTATCGGTGGCTTTAGTTGGGCTATGGGTTGCGATTCAGCAACTTTGGACTAACTCAACAGCGTTCGCTTCTGCGTTTACAAACATTTGGACACGGGTTAAAACGGCTGTAGTTGACAACTTTGTAACACCTGTTATGACAGCATGGAACGGCTTGAAATCTGCATTCACTAGTTTACTTGCTAGTGTTACAGGCGGTTCAGGAACTATGACAAATCTTTGGACTACTCTAGGTAACGCTATTTCTACAATCGTAGGAAACATAGCAGATGTAGTTTTACCACTATTTTCTAGTGCTATGAGTTTCTTAGGAACGGCTGTTTCAGGTGTAGTTAATGCGGTAACTGCTGGTGTTCAATGGATGGGTCAGGCGTGGCAAAATCACTCTGCTACGATTCTACCAATCTTGACAACTATTTGGAATGCGGTACTTACAGCGTTTCAAGGTATTTCCAGCTTCATACAATCAATCATGCCTCAGATTATTTCTATCGCTTCTGATGGGTGGGATTTAATCAAAACAGCAATTGATTTCTGTATGAAATATATCTATCCCGTGGTAGCTACTGCGTTTAAGTTAATTTGGGCTATTATCTCTGCCTTAATGCCACTTATCTTAACTATCATTAAGGGAACGTGGGACAACATTAAGAACGTTATTACATCTGCCTTAAATATTATCCAAAACGTAATACAGCTATTCTCTAACGTGTTAAAGGGTAACTGGAAGGGTGCATGGGACAACATTGTAAATATTGCCAAAAACGTACTTACATTAGTTTGGAACTTAATCCAACTTTACATGATGGGTAAATTACTTAAACCGATTATGGCATTTGGTAAGAGTGCCTTAAGTTTAGTTAAGGGTGCATGGAACGGAATTAAGGGTGCTATTACTAGTGTTCTAGCATACTTGAAATCT